CAGACAATTGATCTCGCAGATAAACCCAAAAACCCCAGCATTATTGATGTTTCTGCCCAGGACTGCACAGATTCTGCACAGGTCGATCCAGATTAACTAGGCAAATTTTACCTACCAGGGGCGGGGGGGATGTTGAGGTCGGATTTCTGCCGCAACCGAAAACGGATTCTCCCTCATGAAAAAATTTAACCAAACAGCCCAATAGCATATGAAGACCAATACCCTACAAACCTATCACTCACGCCTTCAGTCGGGCCTACATCCACTCAGGCTGGACACTGAGGCATATTTCCCTGACCACTACTGTGAGCCTGTGATGCGAGTCGCCTGCGACCCTCACTATGGAGATGCAGTGTGGCGGGACAAAAGGTTCACCAAAGCTTGCGTCAAAGAGCATATTCCCAAAATAGGCGAGGTCGCACCTGACCCCATATTCGGCGGCAAGATGGAGACCTGGGCTATGTATGATTGGCTGGACCAAATGCGTGAAGCGAAAAAAAGACCCTGAGGATCTCTCCCCAGGGTTGCACCAGTCAGCATATGAACAAGACATCTTTGGTGTATACCCACCTCCCTTAATTATCAATCCTTAATATGACGAGAATTGACTCAATGGTGTGTTTACACCAGATTACACTAATCTATGGGTCTATCGGTTATCGGTCTCAGCGGCAAGATGGGAAGTGGGAAGGATGAGGTCTACCGAATATGCACCGAATTGTTGCGAGGTGACCGTATAAAGCGTTTTGCCTTTGGGGATGAGGTGAAGGCAGAGGTGGCTTCTGTCCTTAATCTGAGCGTCAAATACGTTGACCAGCGGAAGCAGTTATTTAGGCCCATCCTCCAATAGTGGGGAACGGAATACAGAAGGCAGTTATTCGGGCAGACCTATTGGATTGACAAAATGAGGGACCAATTGACTGACCCATCGAAATCGGGTTGGGCAATTGTTACCGATGTCAGATTTGAGAATGAGGCTGAACTGATTCAGGACATCGGAGGCTATATGGTCAGGGTTGATCGGCCAGGTTTCTGTATGTGCCAGAAAACAGCAGACCACCCATCTGAGACTGATCTGGATTTTTATGATTTCGACTATGTGATTCGGAACAATGGGGAGTTAGACGACCTGAAACCAGCAGTAGGAGAGATGATTGATGCCTATAGACGAGCGAGAACTTTCAGCCAACCTGGGGTTGGATCGACGTACGGTTAAAGAACTCAGAGATGAGATTCTAGTTGAAGGTGAGGACTTCGTGAGAGGTCGTCACCGAAAGGTTCTGATCACTCTACCTGGCCAGGAAAAAATTAAGAGGCACTTTTTCCCAGAACGCTATCGCCCTGAAACCCTGGCGAGTGAGGAACTGACTGGAACTGTCACCCACTGGCAGTTTCGGAACAAAAAGATAGTCGAGGTCGATAACGAGATCATAGTCAGGGTCAGAGATTCCAGCCTGTATCGGCCCAATATCTGGGGCAATCGCTGCCCTATCACCTACAAGCAAATGGGGGGCAATTATATTGCCATCGCCATCCCACCTCCGCAGTGGCGCAAGAGCCAGCCCAGGGTGAAATGATCTACGTCCTCCATATGACTGGCACTCATTTTTACAAGGTGGGGATGACTGAGAGGGACCCGATGGCTCGTCTGCATGATTTACAGACTGGATGCCCTCATAAACTGGAATTGTATTCATCTTTCCCTGGGGACTGTGTCGATGAGGCGATCATTCACACTGTTCTCAACGAGTGCATGATGCAGATGGAATGGTTCCTAATCCCTCGATCCCCTATTCGGTTTATTTACTATCGATTATGGAAGGCAGGGGTTCCGAACAAGGCCCTGGAGGACCACCTGGAGCCATTGCCTGACAAACGCAAGTCGCATCGATTACCCGCAGAGATTAATTGGGAGATCGAGATGATGCGAAGTAAAGGAGCAACCTACTCAGATATCACAGAGGCACTCGATGTGTCGGATGTCTCTGTAAAAAACATTTGCTGCCCTGGATACCTCTACAGAACTCTGAGGCAGAAATCACAACGCAAAAAAACTCAGAAAAAAACAACATGAGCGAAGTTAACTACAAGGTAACCCGATTTGATCCACAGATGAACTGTGCATCTCACCCATCATCCAATCACGTTCATAGCGTGATATTCGGTTTGCAGGCCACCAACCCTGCAACAGGCTCAACTGCTTACATTGACGAGCGCATAAAACTTGATCCCTGTCTAACCCCAGAGGAGTTGAACAATCGTGCGGAGGAACTCTGCGAAATGTGGGCTGGGACAAAGGGCTGGTACATGCATTTGCAGAAGGCACTGTTTAAAAAGGATATGGCTCCCAGGCCAATGCCAGATGGTTATCAAAAACCTGACATTGACAACATGTCGATTGGCGATGGGTACAAGACCTTTGTCATCAACGAAAACAATATTAATGATGATGAGCTTGTTAAGGAGGTGTTTGCTGGCGCATTACCAGAAGAGCCTACCGTAGAAGACTCCCCAGAAGAACCCACCGAAGAACCCACCGACGAGTCCACCGAAGAACCGCAGTGATGTGGGAGGAATGGGCATTCAGACCTCATCCTGTCTACCCTCTCCCCACCAGGGAGCAGGTTGAGGTCGCTTGTTCTACCCCAGAGGGAGAGGCCCAGTTCAGGGAGATCATGCAGGCCAGGGGCGAAAAGCTTCGCCTGGAGAATGAGGATCCCTACAGCAATGGATATGAGCCACCACATTGGGCGGAGGCTGATGCGTTATTAAAAGAACATAGCAATGTCCTGGTCAGCGGCGGGAATCGTAGCGGCAAGACTGAATATTGTGCAAAACACGTAGTCAAACACCTGATGAACAACCCTAAGTCAAGGGTTGTTTGCATGCATACTACGCACCAGTCCAGCCTCCAGACTCAGCAACCTGTGATCTACAAATACCTTCCGATCAACCTCAAGGGTAGGAAGATTCGCAAGGAAGTTGAGAACATCAGCTATAGCCAGAAGAACGGGTTCTCAGATAACACATTTATCCTGCCCAACGGATCTCAGTGCTGGTTTATGCATTATAGCCAGGATCCCAGGGCATTTGAGGGTTTGGAGATTGATCTATGTTGGGCCGATGAGTTGATACCTAAAAACCTGCTAGATACGCTCAAATTTCGATTAATTACACGTAGCGGAAAATTTCTTTTATCATTTACACCAGTGGAGGGAATGACTCCTGTCGTCAAAGAGTTTGTGAGTGGCGGTGAAGTGATTGAGTGGGCAGATTCAGAGCTACTGCCTGGGGTTAATGTGCCAGCAGGGCCTGCTGGGAAAATGCCATACAAGATGCGCTGTAGAAACGAGCAATCAGCTTGCATCTGGTTTCACACTCGCTGGAATCCATTCAACCCCTACGAGCAACTCAAGCAGAGACTACAGGGGCAACACACCAACGAGATTAAGATTCGGGCCTATGGGTGGACTGAAAGCGCAATCGGCAATGCATTCCCTCGCTTTGGGGACGGTCACATCATTGACAAGCAGAAGATCCCGAAGGGCGGGAAGACTTTTATGGTCGTCGATCCTGCGGGTTCAAGGAATTGGTTCATGCTTTGGGGCAAATCAATCGATGACGTTCTCTACATCTACAGAGAATGGCCCGATTCAACGATGGGTGAATGGGCGATACCCAGCGAAAAACCCGATGGATCACCAGGCCCAGCGCAGAGGGCTGGCGGTGGTGGTAACTCAATTAATTGGTATAAAAAGCTGATCATCGAGAAGGAGGATGGTGAAGAAATTTTCATTCGATTGATTGATCCCAGGGCCTGCAAGGCTAAGTCGCTGGACGGTCGTGAAATCCTCGATGAGTTAAAAACAGGCGAAGCTGGAATGTGGTTTGATCCAGCTAGTGGGGCGCAGATTCAGGCAGGCGTATCATTAATCAATGACCTTCTGTATTACGATAATCACGCACCTATAGACGATGAGAACAAACCCAGACTGTTTGTTAGCAGAGAATGCAGAAACACAATATTTGCACTAAAAGAATGGACGGGGGCAGGTGGCGAAAAAGGGGCAACCAAAGATGTGATCGATTGCATCCGATACCTTGTGCAGGAAGAAAACCTTTTTACTCCCACAGGCATGCTAGGGACAAGCGGGGGAGGCAGTTATTAAATGAAGAAAACATTATGAAATTCCCTAAATTGATTGGATTCAAGGAATGTCGTGCCTTAACAGGTTTAACTACCTATGAGATCACTTACTTAATCGAGCAAGGTATTTTCACTGCCGTAGTTCCTGTTAAGAGGAAGCGCAAGCTGATCCACCAGCAAGTGGTGGAATATATGGAAAATTTATATGAGCGAAATCAAAAAACAGCTAGTCACCCTGTCTGACGAGTTTAAACGAGCAGGTGGCACTAGCACGATTCATCATTACCAGACTCGCACTGATAATGTTCGACTCGCCAGGTGGCGAGGTCAGTCGCACTCTGGTCGCAAAGAGCAGAAATATTACGACAAAGAAAAGGTCTTCCCCTGGGATGGTTGTTCCGATACCAGGGTCCGTCTGGTTGACAACCTTGTGGGGGAAATGAAGGACCTTCTTGTCACTGCATTTAGGCGAGGCACTTTAAGAGCAGGAGCAACTGAAGCGAACGATGCCGAATCCGCTCAACTCCTGACCACACTCCTTCGATACTACAGGGAAAACCTACTACAACAGGAACTGCATGAGGCAGCAAGCCTCCTGGCTGATTACGGTCAACAGGATGGTATATCGTTTTTGCAAATAGGTTGGAAAACAGAGGATACAAAAAAGAAAATCCCTGTCAGCTTGCCTATGTTGCAGCAGATGGCCCTGGCAGCGGACCCAGAGTCTATTGCATCACGACTGCCTGAGTTGATTGCAGATGAGCTATCAGAGAATGAAGCTATCGAGGCAATCAAGATGATCCTCAATGTAACTACAAGGGATGCCAGGAAGGGAATCAAAAAGCTTCGCAAAGGCGAGGTGGTAATGATTCCCATCATAGAGACTACGGTCAACCAGCCTGATATCAGCGCATGCCGTCTCTATACCGATGTTTTCTTGCCACCTGAGACAATTCACCTGGATCACGCTCGATATATCTTCAGACGTTATTACATGAGCGAGGTCGAACTTCGATCCTATGATTTCGACGAAGCCTGGATCGAGAAGGTGCTGAACACCAAAGACAATGTTTCCCACCTCTACCAGAACTCATTTGCCAACTACATTCTAGAGCCTGGGTTTCAGGATGGGATGTATGAAGTGATATATTGCTATGAGCGATGCCTCGATGAGGACGGGATGCCAGAAATTGAATGCACTGTTTTCCATCCAGAGATTACCGATCTGGCAGGCAAGCAAGAGACGCTCGACTACCTGTCAGGTAAATACCCATTCGTTGCCTATCGACGAGAAAACAGTGTTCAAAAGCTTGTTGAGACCAGGGGTCTTAGTGAGATTTGTGCAACCTGGCAAGACGAGATAAAAACTCAGCGAGACATGCTGGCAGATCGGGCCTCTCTCTACGTTAATCCTCCTATCGTTCACGCTGCCAGAACTGGCGGGAACTATGAGTTCCGCCCAGGCAGCACGATTGCAGAGATGCGAGCTGGAGAGATCCGCACATTAGAGCCACCTCGTTCTAGCATCACTGAGTCTCTGGAGATCATCAACTACGTAGAGAGGCAATGTAATGAATACCTGGGCCGAATGGGGCCAGGTATGGACCCAACAGTGGTAGCAATCCGCAGGCAGTCTACGGTCGATAATTATATGGCTACCTGGAGCAAAGCTTTCACCAAAATGTTCCAGCTAATGCAAGTCTTCCTGACTGATGAGGATATGGCTCGCATTGCAGGCAAAAGCCTGAACATGCCTAGGTCTGCAAAAGAGATCCAGGGATCATTTGACTTCCGAATCGTATTCGACTCCAGAGAGCTAGATAGCGATTACCTAATGGAGAAAATGCAGGCCCTAACTACTTTGGCACTGCCTAATGACTCCGCAGGCGTTATCGACAGAGGAGCACTGGTGACTGAGATTGCGAAAGCTATCAGCCCATCCCTGGCAGATGTTGTGGTTATGCCTAAGATCGGTGTGTCACAAAAAATCTACCAGGAGGTTATGGGTGATATCATTGCAATGGCCCAGGGTAATGAAGTCCCACCAAAACAGAACGATCCTGCCGCAGGCACTAAACTGCAATTTGCTCAACAGATCATCCAGGGCAATCCGAAATACCAGGAAGCCTTGCAGAACAACGCTGATGAAAGGTTTGTTCAACTGATGCAGGGCTACCTTCAGAACTTACAGTTCCTGGTGCAACAGGAGCAGAACGCAATGATAGGTAAAACAGGAGTCAAACCACTCAATGGATAGTTTAAACGAGGAACAGATCAAAGATGCTTTTGCTCAGATCAAAGGCTCCCCTGCTGACAAGGCAATCACCCAGGTTCTTGAGAATGCAGTCGAGGCAGCATTGGCTACAGCTATAACGCCAGGGAAAACCGATTCTGAGCGAGCATACGACTGTGGATGGGCAGCGGCGATATATCAGTTCGCAGAGCAACTCAACCACTATCGCCAGTAACATTCGCCCCTTCAATCGAAGGGGCTTTTTTGTGCAAATTAACAAAATTGCACGAATAGCAAAAAACTCTAACCAGACAGGTTGGATCTCATCTCTACATTCCCCAAAGTCGAAGCACTTCGCATAAGCGATGCGCCGAACTTGCTAGGCATAAAAACGCATGAGTGAAACCGAAACGGTTACGAATACCGCCCAAAATTCGGAGGTCCAGTTAACAGATTTGATTGGATCAATAATAAGGCCCGACGACCAACCTCAAGAGGAGGTTGCTGAAACCGATGCTGAAGCGTTAAACGACGAGTCAGTGGATGAATCGGTGGAGGATAGTTATGAGGCTGATGATAACACTGAGTCCGATGAATCGGATGGTTCCGAAGAGCCAGGATGGTATCAGAAACGGATCAAACGATTTACGAAGCAACTGCGAACAGTAGAAGCGGAGAGGGACGAGGCTCTAGCAGAGATCGAGCAGATGAGGGAGCAGATGAAATCTGCCCCTGCTGCCGCACCTTCGCAGATCACCGCCCGATCAGAAAAGGATCTGATCGAAATGGAGAACCTGGAGAAGGAGAAGATTAAATTTGCTAGGGAGCAGAAGAGGTTGATTGCACAGGGGCATTTAGATGATGTCCTTGATAATATTAAAAATGCGGGGAAAGAGATGGACCCAGACAGTGATGAATCACTGGTGAGGTCATTCCTCGATGAAATCATAGACGATAGCAGAGATAACCTCTCGTTCGAGATCCCGAAACGCAGAACTGAACTGCAACACAAGGCCCAGTTTGACCAGGTGGCTAAACAGAAATACCCCTGGATGAACGACCCTGATAGTGAGCAGATGGAGTATTACAAAGCAGTGATGAAAGCGTCCCCTGCCCTGGCTAATGTGCCATCAGGATCGCTTGAGATCGCACGATACGTAACAGGGTTAATGGCGGAAACAAAGGCAAGTGAGCTTGTCCAGCAAACCCGCCAACGGAAAGCTCCAAAAGCCCCTGTCCGTAATAATGCGGCTCCCACTGCAAAGGCTTCTTCGGACGATGAAATATCAGCAGCAGCAAAACGAGTTATGAAAACGGGTAATGCGAAGGATTTAGATAGGCTACTCCTCGCTGGTTTGACTCGTCGCTAATTTAGAAAGAATAATATTATGGCTGGTTTATTTTCTACCGAAAACGAGTTTGGTCCTTTCGCCAGTGGCGGCAAGGGTGGTTCGCAACGTGATTTGGCTGATGCAGTATTTGCCATCGATGCCAAACAAACCCCACTGATGTCGATGATCCCGAAATCTGAAGGGGTCATCAACACAACCTACGAATATCCTGTCGATAAACAACTTGCTCCGAAGGATAACGCAACTGCTGATGCATACTCTGCTGAACTGGATGCTGAGAGCAAATTCGAGAAGACCCTCGATGACTACTCCATCATTCAGAACAATGTGCAGTGGTTCCGCAGGGCCGCATTGATTGGTCGTCTGGCTGAATCTGCCAGCAACCTGGCTGGTGTTCCTGATCTTCGGGCTACCTCGATCCGCAAGCAATTGGAAGCCATCAAGCGTGATATGGAAGTCCGTTTGTGCGCTGATGATGTGCCTGAAGCGACTTCTGGTAATTTTTACTCTGGTGAAAGTTCGACGAGTCCTCTCAAGACTCGAACCCTGGGTAAATACATCGATAGCAGCAGTGCCAATATTCCATCCGCATTCCGCACTCCTGCAAGCAGTATTGTGACTGCGGCAGAAGTTGAATCTGTAGCAAACCTGACTGAAGCCAATGTTCAGGATGTTCTCCAGTCTATCTACGAAGAGACTGGTGTTGCCAAAGAACTGGTTCTGCTTTGTGGTGTTAACTTGAAGAAGCAATTCCGCAACTTCACTGAAAGCACCACCACCGATTCGAGCAATATCGCTGCAACACGCATTCGCACACTCAACCAGGATGCATCTGATAAAAAGATCATCAGCACCGTTGATGTGTTTGAGGGTGACTTCGGGACGCTGACTTTGGTTCCGTCTCTGTTCCTGGCCAAAAATGATTGGACCAATGGAACTACTGGAACAAAAGACTCTGCCTACGACGCAAATACTTCTCGCGCAACTGGTTACGTCCTCGATATGGATATGTTGGAGCTTCGTTTCCATCAGCTACCATCGGTCCGATCCCTGCCTGACCTGGGATCTGGTGACCGTTATGAAATCAATGCAGTGGCTGGGTTGAGTGTTCTCAATCCTCTCGCATTTGGTGCGTTCAAGCACACCTCCTAAAACCCGACAAGGGGGGAGGGGCTGCGGTCCCTCCCCTACCCTAATCGTTATGAATGACGACATGATGACCTGCTGGGAAGCCCTCCCATCCAATCTCCGAAACGATATCATCAAAGAAATCCAAACGGGGCATAAAATGGAGATGTGGCGAGCGACCAAAAACCAGAAGCGTGTTGCCAAAGATAACCAACGGGAGCGTAGAGCTATCGATGGTATCGGGCAGCATGTCGCATCAATCGATTTGGGTGGCTATCTAGCCAATAAAATTTTCAAAAACGAGTCCGTTAAGGATAAGGACTATTTGAACTGGGTTATCAAGCGGCATCCTGAAGTCAGGGTGAACAGTAAAGGAACCAAATTGCAAGTGGGCTACGGAAACTGATGCGTTCTATTACTGCCAGCAAAGTGATCCAGGGTGCGGTCGAGCTAACAGGTCGATTGTATAACAAAATCAGTAACGATGAATTGCCCATTTTCATCGGCTCATTCAACCGCAACCTGCGAACGATCTGGGAGACTGAGTTTTGGCCCAGCTTGATGGTAGTTGAGGAACGATACTTCAGGGATACCTGGACTAACGGGGCCTATGCATCAAATACGGAGATTTATCACTCTGGCACTGATGCCTACTACAGAAACACATCTGGAGGCATTACCACAGGCGCACCAGGCACTAGTTCCGACTGGACTTTAGTTACAGATTTCACACCCAGCATCGCATTCGTCCAAACTGGCAAGACAAACATCGGCCAGGTTTATCGGGTCACTGACGGTGATCCCAGGGCTAAGGTCAACAGGCTGGATGTTGATTTCCGCCAGAAGGACGATGAGATCATCATCACTAACCGAATCAATAACTCTTACTGGGTAGAGTTTCGGCAACGTGCGCCAATTATAAAAGCTGAGAAGTGGTCGTCATCGGTTACCTATTCAGTAGGCGATCAGGTGTATTACACATCATCTGGTCAGACTGGTGGCGACTTCTACGATGCACTCAGCCCCAACACCAACAGTGCTCCATCATCAGTCAACGCCAATTGGGCGAAGGTGAATGTCCCTTACATTTTTGGTCCGTATCTGGAGCATTCCATAGCGGCGGACATCTTGCTCATCGATGAGAAGCTAGAGTTTGCTGGCATCCAGATGCGGGCTAAGGACAGGGCTTTAGAGGCCGAAATGATGCGAGCAAAAAACCAAAGCGGAGACGCCTTCACACCTAGATTTAAAACATACTAACATGAACGTCAGAGAGACTCCTTCAAATATTACAACCACAACTGCAAGTGCATCGCTTGCTGCTAATGTGGATCGCAAAAAGCTCAAAATCACCAACGTGAGCGGAGCTACTATTCAAGTCAATTTCAGTGGGACAACTCCTGGCGCATCAACCTACGACGAAGCCGTAGGTGCTGGGGCAACGATCACCATTGAAAACTACGTTGGCGCATGCACCGCATCGGCTAGTGTGCGTTATGTAGAATTCACATAAACACGATAATAACAATCAAACATCAACTATGGAACTAACATACGCACAAGCGTTCAATATCCTTGTCAATGTCAGCGGACAAGCTCCACTGACCCGTAAAGATCACGACACTGTAACAGCTTCTCTCCAGAAACTAAGGGAGTTGGTAGAGAAGGAAGTAGGGCCTGAAGGGATTCAGGATGCCGAAGTTGTTGAAAATGGATAGACTGGATGATTTTAAGGTTTTTCTTGCGAGCACTGCTGGGATTGGGAACTGGATGGTTAACATCGACCTGTTCCTCAAGATCCTAGTTTCCCTCGCCAGCCTTATTTACATCCTCAAACGCACTGCGAATTTATTTAAACGAAATGATGAACGGTAAAAAAACATACGTGACTGGTATCGGAGCGATCCTGGGAGCCGCAGCAGGCTTTATGCAAGGTTCGCTGGAGATGGCGGAAGCCATTCAACTAGCGATCACCGCACTGCTGGCAATGTTCGTCCGCAGTGGGATCAAAAACGATACTGGGAATTGATCCAGATTATCCTAGGTATTCTCAAAGCCTTTCCTGGGATCGCACGTATCCTAGGGAAGGCTGTTGATTTTTATAGGGAGTCTGAAGCTCGCAAAATCTATGAAGCTAAACTCACTGATATTGATTCTGCTATCAATCGCTTTGACCAGCGGGTGCAGAACAAAAACAGAAGGAACCAAAAGGCTGATGGCGAGACCAGACTTCCCAGTGGCAGCGGAGGCAGCACCCGATTGGGTGAGAGCAGCACTACAGGAGACCTCTAGACTGGAGTATGAGTTGGAGCGGCGATGAACGTAGCAGATCAGGAACAGTTTTTTGTTGGAGTCGATGCGAACTCAGACCCAGGCTTGATGAAGCCAGGGTTTGTTTCGGACGCACAGAACCGTCGATTCGTCTCTGGAGTTGCTACACCTCGCAAAGGCACAGTGCTGATGCCCTGGGCAAATAAGCAGGCTGAGTATTGGGACCACACCAAAACATATGAAGATGGGGATCTTGTTCGATTCTCTGGATTTCAGATTAGCGATGGATACAGGCAGTTAGCTTTAACCAGCGATACTGCGGTTGGAATTACTCCCACATCTACTGTTGGTCCAATGAGCAACAATTTGAAGACCAACACTTCAAATGCAGAACCTGCTGGGCCTTATTTCGAGGCGAATCAGCAAACTCTCAATGGATATCCGATAACGGCATATGATTCTCAAACCAATCTTGTCACCCTGAATTCTAGTTGGGATGAGAAAGGTGCGCTGTATCTCAAATATCCTGGCACAATTTACGGTGCATCAAATTTTGAAACACCCAACGGCATCGAGCATCTCATTGTTGCGACTTCCCAGGGAGTATTCCATACCTCGCCTGATTCCTTTAGTGAGGAGATAGGTTTTTACGGTGGGTTGGATTCCGAAGGGGCGGAGATTTACTATTACTATGGTGATGCTGGATACCCAACCATTACCGATCAGGCCAGGGTTCGATTCGTCCAATGTTTCAATAACCTGATCATGTTCAGGGGACCAAATTTTGCACCATTGGTCCTGACCGAAAACATCCTCAATGGCTGGAGGTCGATTGAGCAAACGGACACTCCAGAGGCAGATGAAAATGAGGACGATGGAACAGAGCGCATTCCCAATGCATCAACTGGTTTGTTTTTTGGAAACCGTTTAATCATCCCATTTGGCAGGGACGAAGTAGCTGTATCCGATTACCTCAACTACACCCGTTATCAGCCTGTCCGATCCGCATTTCGGGTCAACACAGGGTCGAGCGATAAACTGGTCTCTGTTTTCAAGTTTGACCCCAACACGCTCCTGGTATTCAAGGAAGCGTCAGTCTATGCAGTCCGAAACGTCTACGGTGATTTGGCAGATGCCCAGCTCGACCAATTGACAGATCAATATGGTTGTGCTGCTGAGAGATCAATTGTGGCAGCGGGAAGTGATGTCATTTTCCTGTCTGACCAGCGAGGTGTGGTTTCACTGCGGCAATCGGTAGCAGGCGAAACGCAATCGGTAGACCTTCCACTCTCTCAACCCATCCAACCAATCATCAATCGGATCGATTGGACTAAAGCGAAAGATGCGGTCGGGGCTTACAGCAATAACAGATACTACCTTGCTGTTCCACTTCGGGGAATCAATGCAACCGCACCTGGCAACAATGCGATCCTCGTCTATGACTTCCTGACTAAAGCCTGGAGCGGGACTGATTTTATCAGCGGCATAGGCATCAAGGACTTTTTCTTCGTCAACTACAAGGGCGCAAAACGCCTCTTTGTTCTCACCAATGATGGGCAGATCTTGCTCTACGATGACGAGCAATTCGGCGGCATCGATGACCAAACCATTGGAAGTAATAACAAGACCTCTCATAGCGTCATAGAGGGACGATTGCTAACCAGGGGATACACTTGCGGTCTGCCTGATAAAAAACGATTCAGAGCCTTGTCAGCGTTTGTGGAAACCTATGCAGGAGCATACACAATCACAGGTTGGGCGGATGGGGTGAACGAATCAGTTGATATCTCAGATGAGTCATTTTCAAAAACCACTTACGAAGCCGCAATTAAGTCAGATTACTCTACCGACAACTCTGCCGATAACTTTTTCGATCAAGGACGGGACGACTACTCGATCAGTGCAGGCGACAATATCGTGTGCGGAACCAATGGCTTTGCAGTGGATCGTAAACAAGCTCATTCGGACAGAGACCGATTCAAATGCGAAGGTCAATATCTACAATTAGAATTTAAAACTACATCAGGTGTGGTGGATATCAGGGGGCTGAACCTCACTGCTACTGTCCGATCACGTTTGGTAAATACAGAAACATAATCCTATGGGACTTAATGCAACAGTTACTCCAGGCATCACCGTCACCTCCTCGACGGTTCTTTCCGCAGCAAACCTCAACCTGATTGCCACACCCACTGTATCGATCACAGGGTCAATCGACTCCAGTGATATTGGTGCAAACACTGTGGGGACAAGCGAGCTGATCGACAATGCGGTAACTCAAGCAAAGATTGGTGCTATTGGTGGGGCTAACTACATCTTGCGAGGGGACTCCAGTGGAAACGCTGAAGGCATCGCAACATTGGCACAGGATGACAACAGTGACAATCAGATCAGCCTGCTGGTAAATGATACCACAGATCTGAAACCCAGGGTTATCACAGGGAATCTGGAGGTCACAACCTCTGGAGCCAATAAACTTAACTTTGCGATCAAAGACAATGTGATCACTGAGAGCATGCTTCAGACCAATGCGGTCCAGGCTCACATTGGTAATATTCAGCCTGGAGGGGGTTTGTCTGCTAACGGTGGAAAGGCTTCTACCAGCCAGGGAGGTTGTGGGCTAATTGTGTTTGACCCAAATACTACCGACACAATTGGTGATGACACGTATTACGGAAAAGCAAAAGTCCTTCAGCCTACTGCGGCTAACCAATACCTCAAGAGCACTGGTTCAGGTAATGCACCTTTAGCATTTGGATCTATCACTGGGATTCCTATTGCCTACACGCAAGCCTGGGCAAGTGAGAATATCAGTCATACTGCATTAGATGTTTTCAACAACAATCCATTTAATCTGACGTTCAATAAAAACATTCACTACATAAGAAGAATTCAAATTGGATCAAACAGATACGGTGGTCTTAGAGTGTTTTTTGCTGAGGGCATATTGTCCGATGGCGATAATCTGGGAGTCATTGGAACAGCTATTACGTCTCACAACGAGAATCAGCCAATGGCATTTGTGTATGATTCGGTTGGAGTGATGTCCATTGATTCAAATGGAGATGAGGACACGCAAAATGGAACAGAGCATCCGTATGTGGACCTTGTATTTGTCAACAACAATGGCACAGAAACAGGGAATCCCAAAAATATCTCAAACGTGTATCTGAGGAATCCGAACGTAGTTAATCTGACCTTCTACCAGATCTAATGCCTGTTGAGAATCGCCAGATTGCCAGTGGAGCGATTACCGATTCAAAGGTATCGAAGAACGCTGGGATAAAAGGGTCGAAGCTTGAAATAGCGGAACCTGGGCAGATTCTCGTCGCCAACGAACAAGGGCGATTCGTTCCGAAGCACGTAGATTTTGACAAGTGCTGCGACAACGAACTACCTGACGATGTTTTAAGAAGTAGAGATTTAGAACCTGGGAAAGTTTATGTAGGCTCACCAGACGGTGTTCCAGTCCAGGTTCCTGCAATCCCCGATCCAGAGCGGGTAGTAAAGACAGGCCCTGGTGGGTCCATTACAGAAGATGTAACCTTGCCTGCGGATCAGGTTGATCCCGTCATACATCCAGTGACTGATGGGGTTGTCACCGACAACTCCAACCAGAGTCAGATTTACACCGTCCAAATCTACTCCCAAACAACAGTAAAAGGTCACCTTGAGTTCGTCACACCCTCAACTCCTGGGACGATCAAATCATACACTTTCAACCACAACCTAGGATACAAGCCCGATGTGCTTGTTCTAGAGTACGAATCTCAAACTGAGATCGACACACAAGTTTCCGTTACAGAAACCACCGCAACTGTAGACCTATCGGATGCAGGTCAGAGGTTGCGAGTCATCGTCCAATAATTATATGAGCGAAAAGAAAATCTTTGTAGATCACGCCTATCAAACCAGCGCATATCTGGTTAACCCTAAAGTCCACACTGTATCGGACATATCCGCTCATGCAGGAGTTGAAGGGCAGTTGGCAGCGGCAGGGGGTAATCTCTACTTTCATGACGGCAGTAATTGGTTTGCGCTGATCGAGAGTAACTACTCAGGTGCGCTGACGGGTGTTCCTAATTTTAACCCCACCACAGGCACAGTCCCCTTTACCGTTGAAAGTGGCAAGGTTGGCAAGGTCGATAACCTTAACGCAGATCTGCTGGATGGGTATGATACCAGCACCACCGCAGTAGCCTCCAAAATCCCCGTTTACGGCACTTCAGGAGTCCTGAAGGTTGGCACACCATCCGCCGATGAAGATGCGGCAAACAAGCTCTATGTAGACAATGCGATCCAGGGTTTGGATATCAAGGCTTCCGTAAAAGCGGCGACCACACCTGCGATTGGAGCAATCACCCTAAGTGGCGAAAAAAACATCGATGGGATTAGCTTAGTTACAGGAGATCGCATCCTTGTTAAGGATCAGACCACTGCCTCCCAAAACGGCATTTACATCGTTGATACTAGTGCCTGGAGTTTAGCTGATGACTCAGATTCCGATAGCTTGTCAGAAGGGGCTTATGTTTTTGTAGAAGGTGGAACCGTAAATAACAACACAGGCTGGACCTACACCGATGCTAGTGCCTATACCTGGAGTCAGTTCTCAGGGGCAGGTCAGCTTACTGCTGGGGATGGATTGGTCAAAGTTGGTGATGCGATAAGCGTATCTGTCGCCGCTCCGATCTCGATTGTTTCCGATGCCGTTACGATTCAGGACGCAGCGATCACTGGAGCCAAACTTGCCAACAATACGGTGACATCTGCTCAACTGGCTGATGACATTCAGGTTAGTCATTTGGGGGTTGGTGTCGCTAGTAGCAGTAGCTACCTGATCATAGCCAAAGGTGATTCGGGCGACAGTAAACCTGCCACAATAAGGCTTGAGGCAAACCTTCCTCAGAGTGCTGATTCGTCAAATCCAGCAGTACTAGATCTGACTGCACGATCTAAGGACGATGCTTCGCCTAATGCCAATCAATATTACAACAACGCAGCCATCAAGGCGTTGGGACTCAATGGGGCTGGAGCCAAATTACAGTTTTGGACAGACCAAACAACAGGCGCAGACACTCTGGGGATGGTTCTGGATGAATCCCAGCAGTTGGGTATAGGTAATTTTACATCCACTGCCGTTGGGGCAAAGCTGCATGTCAAAGATGCATCGACGGTGTTGGCGCAGATCGAAAAAACCACAACAGGGTCAGCCTACATATCGATTGGCAACTCAACAACTGGAGTTTGGGATGGAAGTTCTGCAAATACTGGAATTTTATTTGGTATAGATTCCAATGATCATGCAATGGTCTGGAATCGGGGGGCAAAGAATGTACGCATTGGCACAAACAACACAGAACGCATCACAGTCGAATCTGACGGTGATGTGAAGGTGCATGAGCGATTGGGTATTGGATCGACTCCTGACAAGGCATTGACTGCTGTTAGCGGCACAGTCAACACATCTATAGCTCGCTTCACAGGTGCGAATCTGGATCGAGGTTTGGTAATCAGCACTTCGGCCAATGGAACTACCAACGATGCGTCCATCGAATACGATGCTGTTTCAGCCAATGCACTAGGGCGGCACATCTTCAAGTCTGACGGTAGCACCAGGATGCAGTTATCTGAGTCAGGCACATTGTACTTGCTTGATTCAAACGGTGGGGTTGGAACGAACTCCCTGGAACTGTCCTACAGTGGAACTAATGGTGTAGCGACATTCAAGCCGCACTCATCGAGCGGTAATACTGAGATCTCTCTGTCTACCACAAGCAGTGGAACTGCGGCAGAGGCACTCAGGATAAATTCAGCAGGAGATCTTGATGTCAAGGTTGGCAACCTACAGGTTGACAAGAGCAAAGGCATTGGGCGTACGTATCATGCATCCCTGGTGGGTGGGGGTTACCTGAATCATAACTATGCTGGGAATCATTCTTCTTCCGCTGGTTATTTGGCAATCACTCTGCCAGTTGATTTCAATTCAACAATGCTATCGTTCAAGATAGATACGTATGAATACAACTCAAACACTAGGGGTGTAACATTTGCGGCTGGCGGATATTTGGTTAACTCAGGGAATGGTGCAGGTTATTGGCAAAGCCATTACTTCAACATCGACTCATCGAACTCTGAGAACAACGAACAATATAAGGCTCACTTCAATGCTAACTCAGACGGCAAATGTGTTGTTTACATTGAAAAATATGGAACTAACTCATCTGGCGAGGAAGGTTGGCTAGGGGCTGAAAGCACCTGGGCTTACATTAAAGTAAGCATACGTGATGTTCTGTTCGCACATAGCGGAGGATCATATAATAGCTGGATTGACGGTTGGTCTGTTTCTCTAGAAAGCACACTTCCGAATAATGCAACGATTGCTCGAACTTATGCAGTCTACCCAAAACCTTATTCGACGGGGAGTGCAAACTACATTCCCAAATTCGGAGCAAACAATATCGCCCTTGAAGACTCTGTTATTTATGAGAGCAGTGGGAATATTGCCATAGGTCATACCACACCTACAGAGCTATTGCATGTAACTGGGGGGCAGATTTTAAGTAGTGATAACTCTAATTCAAATGGTCCAAACTTTAGGGTCAACACCACAAACAAGGATGCGGCTGAATATGCATATAAAGTTGAACGATCAGGTAGCGCAGTTGGTGGAATTTTAATCGGGGGATGGGTTGCTGCGAATGATGGAACTGTTGGTGGTCCTGGGTTTCGTTTCACGAACGATCCTGACACAGGTATATATCCTCCAGCAGATAATACATTGGGATTTTCAACAGGTGGCGCAGAATATATGCGCCTTGATAGTGCAGGCACTCTTTCTACTACCAACGTCTCAGGTATCTCTACTAAGCCTGGGAACATTGCTATCTTCGCAGACACACCAGAGGCGACTGCATCTATAGCAAGTGGTAGTGCCAATTCGTATTTAACCCTCAAATTTTTCCAGGCAAGCAGATCAGGTGGGCTTCGCTTTAAATTCTACACTTACATTGAAAGTGGCACATATCACTTTGCATACAGAATCTACAATGTAACCACCTCGACATCTTTGCTTACTGGATCGTCAAGCAGCAATTTAGATCCAACAAACACTGCTTCGGTTCACAATTACAGGAAATTCAACTTTGATGTGACATCTGGCTGGAAACCTGGAGATCTGATTGCGTTGCAAATGACATATGCAAATTCAGCGGGTACACCAACAACTGGAACATCTACTGGTCAGACATTTTACGTAAAAGAATTTCAGCTCTTTTCGACCACCAATGAATTCATGCCTGGTGCGGCGACTCAAATGGTCTTCGGCAAATACGTAGGTATTGGCACTGCAAGTCCTGGTTATGAATTAGATGTTGCTGGATCTGCTGCTTTCGGATCTGCCGCAACTAGATTGTTGACATACAGTGATGCATCATACTCAGGCATCTACAATGGTTCTAGCCTATACTCCGACGAGGCA